GATCCTGTAGACACAACAGATACAACAGATACAACAGATCCCGGCGATGCTGGTGTAGGTACACCCGCTGTAGATACGATTGTTGGTGGTATGTTAACTGGGGAGGAAACCTTTACTGATCCAACACAGCCAGCAGCACAGCCAGCAGCACAGCCAGCAGCACAGCCAGCAGCTCAGGCACCAGCACAGCCACCAGCACAGCCAGCAGCTCAGGCACCAGCACAGCCAGCAGCACAGCCAGCAGCACAGCCAGCAGCTCAGGCACCAGCTCAGCCAGCAGCTCAGGCACCAGCTCAGCCAGCAGCTCAGGCACCAGCTCAGCCAGCAGCTCAGGCACCGTCAGGAGACACTGTAGGAACTACACCAACAGACCCCGGCACAGGACTTGGACAAGGCGCAGGTGTTCCTGCTGGATCTGACACAACTACTGATACAACTACACCATCATACGAACAAGGCAGTATGATAGGAGATGCTGAAGGCTTAATTGAACTTGCGTTACAGAATGGAGCAACTACAGAATATTTACTTGAAAACTATCCTCAATATACAGATCTTATTAATGAAATAAGTGGGAGAACAGATACTCAAGAAACTGATGCGCCTATTGTAGAAGAGTTGTTTGATGATGTTTTAGGGGACGCAAGAGAAGATGCAGCCGTTGCTGATTATACAACAGCAGAAGAAGTGGCTGATATTGTTAATCAAATTGTAGCAAATACTCCTAATTCTGAAACACTTTCACCTGAGCAAATTAATGGCCTTGTTGAGCAAGCTATTTCAGAAATACCTCAAGCCGATTCATTAACGCCTGCACAGGTTGAAGCTGTTGTAGAGTCTGCTACATCCAACTTACAACAAGGTGTTAGTCAACAAATAACAAATGTAGAAACAGGTCTTCAAGAAGCTTTATCTGCTCAGGCACAAGGACAAGCTGAGGCTTTGTCAGACGCTGAAGCAAATTTATTATCGCAAATAACAGGCGTTGAAGCAGGGGTTTTGCAGCAAATATCTTCAGTAGAAGGGGCTTTAAACGAAAGTTTAGCTGGAGTAGGTACTGATATTGCTCAAGTTCAAGGCACTGTTTCAGATATTATTTCTTCACAACAACAAGCTGGAGAAGCTCAGGCAGCGTTTGAGTCTAGTGTTGCAGGTCAGTTTGAACAGGTGGGTGGTGAGCTTACAGGCATTCAATCTGACATTAGTGGACTAGGTCAACAAGTTGGTGGTATTGGTGCAGGTCTTGAAGGAATTGGTGAGGGCATTGCAGGAATAGGCGAAGGCTTAGGTGCTGGCTTAATGGGTCTTGCGTTACAACAACAACAACTACCGGAACAAATAGCAGCGGCTATGCCACGACAGCCTGTAAAGTTTGATCCATTCTTAAAAGGATTATCACCTAGAAAAATGCCTACACCGTTGAAGGTACAAGGAATGTTAGTATGACATATTTAAATCTTATGAACAGTGTATTGCGCAGACTTCGTGAAGAAGAGACATCGTCTGTTAACAGTACAACCTACGTTAAGATGGTAGGTGATTTTATTAATGATGCCAAAACATTAGTAGGTCAGGCTGCTGATTGGTCTGCGTTACGTGAAACATTAATTATAACTACTGCGGCTTCAGACAATACTTATTCATTAACAGGCGGTAGTGATAACATTAAAGTAATGTCAATGTTAAACGATACTCATAACTGTTTTATGGAGTATCAAACTAAAGACTGGTTTAACGAAGCACTATACATTGGAAACGCTTCAGAAGGAACACCGCAATATTATACTTATAACGGTTTAGACGCTAACGGTGATACGCAGATACTTGTAGGACCAACACCAGACGGTGTGTATACCATACGTGTTGATACTGTTAAACGACAGGTAGATTTGTCTGCTGATGCTGATACATTGTTAATACCTTCACAGCCAGTAATACATTTAGCTGTTGCTTTGTTAGCTCGTGAACGTGGTGAAACAGGTGGTACTTCTACTGCTGAGTACTTTACTATTGCTAACCAGTACTTGTCGGACGCTATTGCTATTGACGCGGCAAAGCATCCTGAAGAGATGGTATTTAGGACTATCTAATATGGCCCAAGAACTTCAAAGCATAAATCTTGTAGCTCCGGCATTCAAAGGTGTTAACACCGAAGACTCGCCTTTGGCTCAAGATCCGTCGTTTGCAGAAATTGCAGATAACGCTGTGATTGACAAACGTGGTCGTATTGCTGCACGTAAGGGCCACACTGTTATAACTACAAACAAGACTGTCCTTGGGACTGATTCATTACGTGCTATTAAAGAGTTTAGGGATGACGCTGGTAACACTAAGGTTTTCTCTGTTGGTAACAACAAGATCATTAGTGGTACAGCTACGTTAGTAGACGAAACTCCTGCTGGGTACAGTATTAACGCAGACAACTGGAAGCTTGTAGACTTTAACGGTCGTATCTACATGTTCCAACGTGGGTTTGAACCTCTAGTGTATGACAACACCTCAGGCGCAGTAGAAGCCATGAGCGACCATACACACGCCACTGGTGTTACTAGTGCTATATACGGCAACGAAGTCCTAGCGGCTTATGGTAGGCTCTGGACAGCAGACTTTACTGCTAACAAGTCTACAATATACTGGTCTGATTTATTAAACGGTATACACTGGACAGGCGGCTCTAGCGGTAACATAGACATATCTAAAGTATGGCCTGATGGTTATGATGAGATTGTAGCTTTAGCGGCTCACAACAACGCTTTAATTATCTTTGGTAAGCACAGTATTATTGTTTACGACGGTGCTACTTCTCCTGCTTCTATGACGTTAGCAGACACTGTAGCAGGTATAGGCTGTGTCAACAGAGACACTGTTCAGTATACAGGTACTGACTTGTTGTTCCTGTCACACACCGGTCTTAAAAGCTTTGGTAGAACCATACAAGAAAAGTCAATGCCTATTAGCAGTCTGTCGGGTAATATTACCAAAGACATAATTGCTGCGTTGCAAAATGAAACACAGTTTTTTAGATCCATATACAGTCCAGAAGAAGGTTTTTATCTGTTGACGTTTACAGGTCAAGACATGACGTACTGTTTTGATGTACGAGGTACATTAGAAAATGGATCATACCGTGTTACTCGTTGGCCGTCTACTACTTTTTCATCGTTTACACGGTTAGATGACGGTACATTATACATAGGAACTAGTAACGGTATTAGTACTCATACAGGTTATAGCGATAACAATGTTAGTTACAGGTTTAAATATTACAGCCCTAGCTTAACATTTGGTGATAGCTCAAGAGTTAAGATTTTAAAGAAACTTAAGCCTACGTTAGTGGGTGCTAACAATGCAACAGTATTTATGAAGTGGGCGTATGACTTTGATACTACATACGCTACAGCAGAGTTTACAGTAGGTACTCAGATAACAGGGTTCTACGGTGAAAGTGAGTATACAACAGTAGAGTTTACAGGTGGACAGTTAACAAACCAACGTAGTCTCAACACAACAGGATATGGAACTAGTGTACAGGTAGGTCTTGAATCAGAAATTGATGGCTCATCTTTATCGCTACAAGAAATTAACGTAATGGCTTTGATAGGTAAGCTACTTTAATAGGAGTAAACAATGGTTACTACAATCAGCGATCCATACAATATTGGCGACTATGGCGGCGCTCTTAGTGCAGGATCGGGGAATGCCGTTATGCCTAGCAATTATTCATCAGAAGGCATTGATGATCTTATAAATAACATTGCTTCTCCTACAGGTTTTGGTCAATTTCTAGGCGGTGCTACAGATGTTCTTGGTGGTCTGCTTGGAGGAGTGCAACAAATAGGCTCTGCTATCTCACCGGCTATGCCAGCTATTGCGGGGTCTTTGTTGACTAAAGAGGCGTATGACAGGCTTAGTGACATAGGTACACAGTCTTTAACAGGCGTTACTGTAGATGGTCAACGTGTTCCCGGAGCTATGGAAGTAGCAGAGCGTGGGCAAAGGGAGTCACAGTTTAGACCTTTTACTGTTACTACTCCTACTGGGTCTATGTTCTCTGCACGTATGGGTGGTCAGCCTAGCATGGGACAGCCTGTTACAACAATGCCAGTAACTAGTCCGGGTTTTGCCGTACCTGCCCCGACTGCTCCGCCATCAATGATGTTGCCTCCGGGTATGGATCAATTATTTCAAATGCAAAGAATGCCTACGGGTGTTATGAAAGGTGATATTAAACCTGTCCAAGACGGTAGATACTATCCTACTGCTATGGCTCAACAACAGCCAACTACTGGCGGTCTTGAAGTAGGAATGACGTTATCACCGCAAGAACAAGCGTTGCAACAACAGTTGTTAGGTGGTGCAGGTGGTTTCTTTGGTCAAGCAGTACAGCCTACTCAAGCTCGTGAGCAAGCTATCTTTGAGCGTATGAGGGCAGCACAGCGTCCTGAAGAGGAGCGTCAACGTCTTGCCTTAGAAGAGCGTCTAGCAGGACAAGGTAGGCTTGGTGTTAGCTCTGCTGCTTACGGCGGTGCTACTCCTGAGATGCTAGCTATGGCTACGGCACAAGAAGAAGCTCGTAACAGGTCTATGTTAGGTGCTATGCAACAGGCTCAGGCAGAACAAATGCAACAAGCAGGACTAGGACAGCAGTTCCTTGGTGCTGGTTACATACCTCAGTCTCAGTTACTAGCTGCGGCACAGCCCGGTATACAACAGCAACAACTTGCACAGCAAGCTCAACAGTTTGGTACAGGACTCTTTGGTGAAACTATGATGTCTGGCTTAGAGGCTCGTCTGTTAGCGGAGCAAGCACGTGCTAACCTGTTAGGTGGCGTAGGCTCTAATGTTCTTGCTGGTATGTTTACACCACAAACTAACAGGGTTACTGGTGTTACTACTCCTGCTGGTGGTCTTGGAGACTTAGGTGGTTTGTTTGGTGGTATTGGAGAAGGGCTTGGCGAAATCGGTCGCGCTATTGGAATAATTGACTAACGAGGTTAATCATGGCTAAGTTTTCACAAACATTTTTACAGAGTATGTTACAGCCTTCTTATCAAGAGGGTTTGTTTGAAGCTGCTCGTGGTATTGGTGCTGCTCCGCAGATGAGGGCTTTGCAGCAACAGCAACAAGGAGAGCAACAGGTTATTGCTGAAGCTAATACTGCTTTACAGTCTAATGATCCAGCCCAGTTAACTGCTGTTTCTCAAAAGTTAGCGGCTTTAGGTACTCCAGAAGCTACTAAATTAGCATTTCAATTAACCCAACGATTAAATCAATTGCAGGGTCCAGAAGCACAGCTTAGAAAAATACAATTAGAAGAGGCTCAGGCTAATCAACAAAAACGCTTACAGACTGAGCGATCTAAAAACGTAGTGGCTGCTTGGACTGCAATGGGTGAAGCAGACAGGGTTAAATTTAAAGGTCAATTACCGGTAGACGATCAACTTTTAATTGACAATGCAGAGCTACAAGATTTAGAAAGACAGAAACGTGTTGAAGAAATTGAATCTTGGCAAACTTCCAAAGACGCTCCGTTACCTGTAGTTTCTGTTGAAAACGCTATTGGCAACCTTACTGATGGAGACATAAAGACCGCTTTAGAAGCTGACTTGAAAGCTGTTACAGATCTAATACCAGCGGAAGGTGAACAATATAGCTATGCAGGACAACGAAATAAACTTGCTGCACAAATTAAAGCAATAAATGAAAGGGCTTTTAGAGCTATCGTTGCAGAAGACTCTGCCAGAATATCAGATGAGCGGTTTGATAGAAGTACTATTAGGCAGGTAGAGGCAGACATTGCTACGTATCGTCCTACTAAACAACAATTAGAGACTAGAGCATCTGAACTAGAGCAAAAAGCAGCTAAATGGGGAGACGATGTAGAAGATTTTTATGAAGACGCAGAGAAAGAGTTAATTGACGAATATAGAATACGTCAAGAAGGACGCTTGAAAATATTAATACCTTCTTATGAAAAAGCCGCTTCTTCTGAAGAAACAACGTTTGACTCAGTAGAAGAAGCTGAGGCTGCAAATCTTCCAGTAGGAACAGAAGTTATAATCAACGGTCGTAAAGCTATTGTGGAGTAATATTAATGGCTATTCGTTTTATTGATGAACCTAAACCAACTATCCGTTTTCTTGATGAGCCAGAAACAACTGTCCGTTTTCTTGAAGAAGATGTTGAAAACACTCTTGTTGATAATGTTCAAGCGGCTAATCAAAAAGTCTTAGACGGTTTATTTCTAGGCTTTGGTGACGAGTTTGTTGCGGCTGCTCAAGCTACGTCTGATGAGTTTTTAGAGGGGTTTCGATCTACGCCGGGAACCTTAAAAGTTAAAGCACTTGCTGGATTATCTTCAGCGGCTTTAGATTTATTTGATGAAGAAACCGCCAGTAACTATGAAGAATATCTACAAAGAGCAAGAGCTGTTGAAGAAAGGTTTGAAAAAGAAAACCCTATACTTTCTATTGGTTTAGAACTAGGCGGTGCATTACCAACTATTATTGGAACAGGCGGTGTTGCAGGTGTAGGTATGGCCGCGACACGCGCTGGTAACATTGGTAGAGTCGCTGCAACATCTGCTGCTGAAGTGGCTGCCTATGAAATAGGTGAAGGTGAAGGCAATATAGAAGCTAGAGTAAGAGGAATAGACCCTGCTTCTGTTGCGTTGGGTGCAACCATTGGAGGTATCGGTGGTGCTTTCTTAAAAGGTGTCGCAGAAACTCCTAAACAAAAACAAATATTTGACAGAGCCACAGCAACAAGAAAAGACACCATTATAAGTGAGTCTACAGGCGCAGTAACACGTGGTCCTTTACGTGTGTCAGATAAGACCGTTGCTGATCCTGCTGCTTCTACTATAGAAGGTATAAAAAAAGTCACTGATAAGTTAGGACTACGGACAAAAACATGGGCAGCTGAGAATGTCGATGAAGTAAACGCACGTAAGTTGGTAGACAGCGACGGTCAAACAATGCGTACTATGGCGTCTACTATTCAAACTTTAGACAACGCTGCTGGTAAGTCAGGGTCTTTAGCACGTTTAGATAGTTGGTTTGAAAAAACTGAAGCGGGTAAAAGAGCTAAAAAGTTTTTAGCAGACGCCGGTAAGACTGGTAAATACGGTGTTGTTGACGACGCTGCTACAAGACAAGAAACTTTTAACAAGGCTTATAACATTATACGTTACGAAGCGCCTACAGAATTTAGAAAAACGTTTGATGCGTTAAACGCTGAGTTACGTAAGGTCAAAGAATTAGATCCCGGTAACATAGCTACTGGTGATTACATGCCTCTTCATATTAAAAGAGGAATAGAAGCTGATGACAGAACAGGAGATTATAAGTCTCCAGTTGCTTCTGTTTTAGAATACGTAGAAGATGTTAGAGTCGCTCACACCTTGGCTAAAAACTACGGAGTAGATATAAGAAAGTTACGTCCTGTTAACAGTGCTAATGACCTTAAAAACATGGCTACTAAGTTAGAAAAGCAAGGTGTTTCTGAAGAAGAAATATCAAAACAAATTTCAAAGTTGATTAGTGAAATACCTAAATCTAATACAGAATCTGTTATTAACGCCATCTACAAAAAAAGTGACGATCTTTCAGAGGCACAGAAAGCAAACCTAAAAGACATTCTTACTACAACTTTTATCAACGGTAGGAAATCTGCTAACCAAGGTCTAGATGCTTTGCGTGTTGTAGTCTCTACGTCACAGCTTGCAAAGCTTTCTAACGCTATTCTTAACCTGTCTGAAGTAGGTATTGCTGCTACTAACTTTGGTATTATTAACGCGCTAAAAGCTTTACCGGGTTCTGTTAGATCCATGCTGTTAACAGACGGTGATAAGATAGTAGACGACTTTGGCAACACACTCAGAGCTGCTGATTTAGGGATTGTAAACCAATTCTTAGGGGAAATAAAGCAAGCTGGTGGTGGTAAGATAGATAAGGTTGCTGATAAACTTTTTCAAGTTTCTGGTGTCAGAAAGATTAACCGATTAGGTCAAGAGGTGGCGATCAACGCTGCTCTTAACAAGGCACGTAACTTAGCCAAGAAAGGTAAACTATCAGACTTTAAAGCAGCAAAAGGATTAGATCCTTCAGAGCTTAAGATAATCGAAGATCAGTTAAAAAAGAAAAACATACAACATCCTCTTATAAAAGATCTTATCTTCAGAGAACTAACAGATGTTGCTCCTGTATCTAGAGTGTCTATGCCTAAAGCCTTTAACGAACACCCTAACGGAAGAGTTTTCTACAGTATGCTTTCGTTTATGATTCAACAGCAAAACCTATTAAG